TGCTCTTTTCACCCCGGCAGTTCCGGCGGACATAACGGTTTCAATGATTACTGCGACGCGGAAGAAAAGGGGAACGCGCAGACGTCGCCGAACCAATTCACTATCCGATTTGAGCGGATTAACGCCTCCCTCACCGGTCCTATACCGACGTAGTAGAGGACGACAATCACCCACGGGTCCCCCGCCACTATCTGGCTCACGTCGGTCACCGAGAGACCTAGTGGATAGAATGTTTCTCACCCGAAGTTTATCCCCCTATAGACGTAATCGTACGGCGCGAAGACCGCGTGGTCGGTCAAATTCGCCAGGTACGCCCATTTTTTCGACGGCTGTCCCCGCGCGTCAGCTTGAAATTGGTCAAATACCTATACCAATTGCGGAAAACCAATTTACTTTGCCCGACGACGTAGGCAGACGGTTTCCTACGCGAAAGGACACTGGGCCAACCAGATATGGCGGAACGCGAAAAAGGTAATGTCACCAATAAATTATCTATAAAACAATATAAAGAATGCATGCTATATAATAATAGCAACATGCTCACTCAACGCGAGGATGGCCGAGCGGTCTAAGGCGGTGGACTTAAGACCCACTATCTCCGGATTCGAGGGTTCAAACCCCTCTCCTCGCACATATGCCTAATTAACTCAGTCGGTAGAGTGCGGGCCTTTTAAGCCCGTGGTCAGGGGTTCGAGCCCCCTATTAGGTAAAATTGGTCATTTTGAATGACTATAATATGGTTTATTATAGAATCCATATTATAACAACTCTTATATTGTATTTTTCAAACACTTTTTATGATATAAAAAGAATACTTATATATCATAAATAAATGGATTTTGTTTTTGTATTACTTTGTGGAAATGAATGGGAAGATATAACTATTTTATTGTCGGAGGAAGATGCTATAAATGAATCAAAAAATTACCCAAATAACAGGGTTGAAATTTTTAGTAAAAATAACAAATTGGGATTTACTCCTACCTATAATTATTATAAAAATGGAATACTCGTTACACCATTTCGCATCGTTACTGATTTCTGACCATTGAATAATGTACCTATGTGATTATTTCATCCACTAGACCATACTTAAGTGCCTTTTCGGCCGTGAAATACTTGTCTTTGCGCCAATACTTCTTCAATTTATTTTCGGGTATTTTCGTGTATTTCAAAAACATCTCCCGTTGTTTCTTGTCAAACTCTAATTCATGTTTTACCTCTTCATTTACATCAACCAATCTCCTTCGATTCACTCGACCAAGCGTCATTTGATGAATCATTATAGTCGTACTGGGTAATATATAACGTTTTTTGCAAAAAATACTGAAATATGCCGCCATCGACATGCATACCCCCTCGGCAATCGAATAGATGGGTATTTTACTCGCCATTATATAATCGATTAATATAGAACCATCCACGACATTCCCACCATATGAATTTATATGAAGATAAATGGGGATAGTCTCAATGTTCAACTTTTTCATCATTTTTTCGCAATATCGTTGTGTATCTTGCAATTCTTTTAATACGCGGTTGATATTTTTCACATTGACTGCGGCGTGAAAATAGACATGGTTATAATCACTCGAAATCTTCTCGTCCACTACCTGTTCCACTTCATTGGCATCATCGGGCATTAGTTTTATGACCTCGTTATTAATCGGTTTAAATGTATCTAATGATATTTGACACATTTTCACGTCTTCGAGTGAATTTTCGTCCGTATCCTCGTATCCGTCTTTCCATGACACTCTCTTTTTTAATTGTCTAGTAAATGACGATACAAACAGTTTTATTTGCTTCCGCGAGATATAGGCAAGTGCCGTCATCGCCGAAATCGACGAACACATATATACATAAAATAAGACATCTGGACTATACAATGGACTATCAGCGGGTAATTCAAATAACGTGGCATTAAACGTCATATTTAATGGCAAAAAATCCGCTAATTGCATAGTATAGTGGTATAAGTCAGAATCTTTTATATTCATTGTCTAAATATATTTCGTTTCGTCGACCAGCGGTCAGGTCGTGAATTCATCGACCAGTCCATACTTCATACATTTTTTAGCATTCAGCCATTTATCTTTTATCCATATCTCCTCCAATTTTTCCGGTGGAACCCGTGTATTTTTGATATATATCTTCTTTAATCGTTTTTCAATATCAACAAAGTAATTATACATACTCGTTACTTCGTACAATTTTCCCCAAGTTGTCTGGCAACTCATTTGATGAATCATCATATAGGCATTTGGGCGAATAAACCGTTTATCGCATACAATACTCATTAAAGATGCCGCCGAAGCACATTCACCTTCTACAATAGAATAAATAGGCGTTTTACACCCACGTATAAAGTCGATTGCAACAAACGCGGGCGTTAATTCGCCACCCAACGAATTAATATGTAGATAAATCGGTATTTCGGAAACGTTCAATTGATTTTTCGTGGTAGTGCAATACTCTTGTGCTCCTCTCATTTCGCATAATAATTTTTGTATTGTTTTACCATCGACCTCGGCATGAAAATAGACATGATTATTTTCCCGGTAAATGTTATATTTTTCATCCGATACATTTTTGTCTTCCTTTTCCACTACATCAGTGTCGTTCGTCTTCTTATATTTCCCAAATGTAATATGAATGATACACATAATATTCTGTATTGCCAATCTATTTATGTCATTTGCAATAAGAAAAAACAATAATATATAGCCAAGATATATAGATGAATATAAAACGCCGCGCAAAGGCAATACAGGCGGACCTCAATATACCGGTCGATTTATCCAAAGAAGCAGACATGCCGCATTTCTGGCCCGAAAATCCATATGACCTCGAAGAAGGGCAATTATATTTATACCGATTAATGACCCCCGATTGGGACCTACGTATTGCACCGAGTGGACCACCTGCCGGCGACTATATCGTACGGTTTATCAAATATAGACCACTTTCGGATGAAGTAGAGCAACGTCGCGGGGATGTAATTATACGACATGCATTCGGTGACAGTCCATGTGCCTGGTTCGAATCGAACGAAATATCCCGGTCGACTACCGTAAAAATGAACGGAATAAAAGAACGCCGGATATTTGCGCAATGTCATTTTTTGTTTTATAGGGTCAGTCATAATGATATGTGGAAAGGTTTCGTGTCCGGGTTTGAGTGGCCGCGCTCTCCCGAAACCCGTTTGAATGCATACAAATATATGGAAATAGATGCGAATAACACGGACGGCAATATGATATATATGTTGATTCCGGATGAAAGTACGGGGGTCGCATTTGCCGAAACGACTAAAGCTTCGGCTAAGGGGTCTGCTAAGAGGTCGGCTAAAGCTTCAGCTAAGTCTTTGGCTAAAGCTTCAGCTAAAGCGCCAGCTAAGGGGTCAGCTAAGTCTTCGACTAAAGCGCTAGGCGACTTACATGAAGAAAGAGTAGGTATGATAGAATTACTTAGATTATTACATCTAAGTGAGGGCGAAACCGGGATTTTCGATGCCGATTTTCTCGAAGATTTAGATGAACCGCCGCCCCCACCCACTATACTAACTCGCCAAGTATCGGTAAGTATATCCGACCAGATGCGCGAAAACACATGCACATCTCACGCTATATCACGTATTGTTCTAAAAGCAATACGTAACGTAATACCCCATTGGTTCGGTGACCTTTCATTAAGAAGTTACTGTAATAGTAGCTACAGTGTTCCCATGATGAAAAATATATCATATCATGTTGATATAGCAAATCGCATACATCGTGCAAGAATGGGGGTGGCCGAAGCACCCGCCGCAAACAATATGCTAATATTTACCTTCATCTATAAAACAATTGTAATAGCCACTGGTTGCAAAGGATATGATAGTGAAAGGTTAATTAATTACCTTGCCAAAAATTGGTTTACCCCATACACACCTGCACCAAGCAGAATAACCGGTCATGTCGAAGAAACCCATAGAAGCAAATATGACAAGGGTGACCTGCATTACATATATTCTACATTCAATGAGGTAAGTCATGCCAATTGTATTGCAAACGACATCAATGTATCGCCCACTGATAAAGAGCGAATTCAACACATATTACGCGAATTCGACCAAACCTTTTTTTCTATTCCTGGAAACAAAATGAACACTTATACCTATATAATTAATGGAAACATTAACAAAGGCGGTCAATCCCTCATTCAATATTCGATTGATAATAATCACTATGTTGCAATACGATATGTACCACCCTCATCTGCGACGGGTCATGTCATGGTCATTGTCGATTATGAAATAATCGATGGTGCATTTATTATGATAATAAAAAACAGTTGGGGAGACAATACCGGAGATGTTCATGCCCAATTTAATGCCGTACATAACAAAGGGCGTATAAAATCGGATGCGAGTAGAATACACCTACCTGGAAAACTAATCTTTATGTTGCCGACCACCTTAATGGCCGGTCTAGAAGAAATTACGTCTCGATACGGTCTGCCGCCTCCCGTCGAACCCGTTGAAGAAGATAGTGTGGAAAGACGTGAAAGACGCCGACCGCAATCACGCATTGAGCCGTTGGCCACAGATGAACCGCCATCACCTTCGCCTGATGAACCACCACTAGGACATCGACGCGGTCGATTTTCACCGAGTTCGCCCGATGAACCGCCACCACCTTCTCACGAACATCGACGTGGACAATTTTCGTCACATTCACCCGATGAACCGGACCACCCTTGAAATTGACAAATATAATAAAAAATTGTATTGGGGATATATTACACACTACGTAAAGGAAGGCTGACTAAAATCGAATCTTTGAAAACAGCTCTTCTGATTCTACCGCAGCCAGTCGAAACACCTGTTTAACCATACTCCGGTCCGTATTTTGCGCAAAGGCCAGACGTATTGTACTGTCCTTGTTGTGCGGGTGGAACTTCTTGAACCCACAATAGGACAACATCTTGTCCTTCTCGTAATATCGCTCATATAATACATATTCCAATACCTTGCCCACAGTATAATCCTCGTTTTCCAATATAACATCATAACAATAATCCATCGTCGTCTCGCTATTCAGGACGACGAGTGCGTCCGAATCAATCGCCTGAATAATCTCCAGGAATTTCCGGCGCATAATATTAACGCCCTGTTGTAATATCGTCATATTATCGTATATGCCCACGGTTTGGATGACGAAATCAAAACTATTTGCGATAAACTGGCGCTGGGCGTCCAATAGCATGTAATTCCGCTTCTGGAATTCGACCTCCTCTTTGGTCGCACCCTCCGACAGCAGCTTGTCCCGTTGTGTGTTCCACGCCCCCTCAATGGCGCCGATATTGGGCGTGTTGCCATATGCGCATTTCGAGACCGCATTATACATGCTGTTCATGCGCGCGTTTCCAATAGAGAAATCCGCGGTCAACTTGATTTGTTCACCGGCAATCGTATCACTAATCTTGGGGCGCAGACGCGCAAAGTCGATATAGTAATTGGTCACGGGCGACGGCGGGAATATTCGCTTCGTCTCATCCTTCGTCAAATAATTCCCCGATTCTTTGTTTTTGATACGAAACTGCTCCGTAGTCACATACATCATATTTTCCGTTTCATTGGTCACGTCGAGTTCCAATATGTATTTGCCCGGCAAGAGGTCGAGCTCTTGAATGCAAATCGGAATCATACTGAGTCGATGTTTCAGAATCTCGTTGTGTAGCCGCGACGTATTTTTCTCTATATAACACTGATTCGTATCATGCGTCTCGGTCTGAATGACGACAATCGGTATTTCCGATAATATAATACGTCTTAGTGCATTGGCTACACTAACGTCGACTCCCGATAGAGTAAACCGGGTAATATCGCCCTCCTCGGAAATATTTGAAATTTTAGGCATCATATTTAAGCGTATATGTTAATATATTAACTATGGTATATTTTTAAATCAATTTTTCGGATATGATTTCGATACTGCGGTCGAAATCATAGTTGGCGATTTATAGGAACATGGACGCCAATAGAATAAACATGAGAATAAAGGGGAAAAGCAGAATAAACCAAGAAATACCCGATGCGCCGGCGTCACATATCAGATTCAGGACCCATGTCCAGAAAAGGATATAGATAATTTTCACGATAAAAATAATGACAGTACTAGTAACGTCGCATGTATATGGTCCTAGGGAATAAGTGCCGGTTCCACCAATGTTTTGTATCGCAATAATAATAAGGGCGATAATAGAAATGACTAAATAGATATAGGCAGGGGTACATAAATCGCGCAAACCTTTGATGGCCATTATATAATTATAATACATATTTTTAGTGATATGTTTAGACTAATGGCGGGTTAAACGAGTTCATGCGGAATGCCGTTATTTGGTCAGCAGGTGAAGCCGACAAAATTGGATTTCCACTCATGAGAGAAGACGATAAAGATGCACCCGGCACTGTGCCAAACGACATTGCCGAGTTTGTATTTGCCGAATGTCCTATTAGCGCGCTAGACAGGGTATTCAATGTATCCATAAATCCACCGCCCGACCCGCCACTTTGACTATATCTTGGTGGAATTTGTTTACCATATACAGAATTCTTTGTCCCCTTTGCGTACTTTTTCGTCCCCCTTCGTCGCCTTCTTCGACCGCCGCCAAAAATGGGGTTGGGTAATTGCCGAGAATCTATCATGGACGAGTGGTCACTGACATCGCCTCCGGCATATCCTTGACCTCCTAAAGGTACAGTATTATGTGCAGGAACTTGTGATAGTGTCGATGCACCTATATTAGTGTCCGTCCATCCACCACCAGATTGTCCACCTTTTCCTAGTGGGGTATTGTCACGCAAAAGTGGGTCCGTGTTCTTGTCACCGCCGGTGCAACCACACCCACCGCCCCGCATTTTCATCGATTTTCGACGATTGTTTGACCTACGACTCGTCTTACGCGATTTCTTTACACGCCGTGTTTTGCGAATATGACGCACCATTTATAATATATCTGCACATTATTTATTCAATGTCCACGTGTGTCAACATATGACGCCGACAACATACATTTGTCAGCTTGAGCAAATCGAGGACATCGCCCTCCGCCGTCTTCTCAATTGAATCCTTGGTCAAATAGACCACTTTATCAACACGCACTCCCTTGGCCAATTTGATTTTACGGACTTCTTCTTGGTAAAACCGATATTTATCGGCCAATACAGTTCCACATGTCATGCATTTAATAGGAATAATCATTTTCGTCTATATTAGTAGTGTATAATATGTCTAAATATCTTTAATCAATTTTATCTATTATTCTTTTTGGTCATATACAAAAATATGCGATTACTACATAGAGGGATGAATATATTCGGTTATATGAATTTTTTACGTCTCATTGTATTAGTATTATTATTCATTGTCCTATACAATTTATTCATCATTGCCCTTCCCGGTATTAAAGATATAACCGAGGGTTTAGTCAATATGTCGGGGTGGGACGTCACACAACAACAACGTATCGGTCTTAGTGATAATGTCCCTTATGGGTATTATCTCGTATCAACGGATATAAGTGGTCAAACGATTGCTAGAATACCACATGGATATGTGATAGATATGGCGGGGAAATTAGTACCAATAACAAAAGCTGAAATGTATAGTCAAATGAAGTTGAAGGGTGATATGGTCGACTCAAAATATACGAATGGCAGTAAAAAGAACCGATACGACTCCAATAACTATAATGTCCAATATCACAACGATGCGTCGGTCGGCGGAACTGACGCGAGTCCGGCCGATGATTTAGCGCAAACAGGGACGTGGATATTAGACAAACATGGAAACAAAGTATTAATCCCGTGGTCTGAAGTACCCGACAATATAACCTATTATGAACCGGGGTCGTACCCCTTTGGACCGTCAAATTATGTGCCCAATTACGAAGACACCGTTTATTTGAGCAAGACGTCGGGTCAGAGTCAGGTCGGCTCTTTTTACGATTCCGCCTCTATGTCGGGGGGGTTCTGTACTAAGAATGCGAATAGCCCCATTAATTTAGAGCAAAGTTGCAATGCCCTCGATTCCGATACATGTTCATCGACCACATGTTGCGTCCTTTTGGGTGGTCAGAAATGCGTGGCAGGTAATCAAAATGGCCCCACTATGAAAGCAAACTATAGCGATGTCTTAGTCCTAAACAAGGATTTCTATTATTATCAGGGGAAATGCTATGGCAATTGTGCACAATAAACTGCCCTCCCCATATCGATATAAATATATTTTTCATAGAATATCATATAGAAACATTCTATGAAAGTCGCACCAGAATATAACGACAATAATGACCGCTCACTTTTCTCTAAATTGATGAAAAAAGCGGTGATTGTGGCCGCCATTTTGTTAGTAGTTGTCATTATTATGGCGTGTATATAGGGTCAAAAATACATAGACATTTGAACCCCATTTCGTTCGAACCCCCGTTTTTCATAGAATCCGGTAAGCTCCGGTTTGCAATCCAATATAACCTTGTAACATTCTTTGGTTTTTGCTAAACCTACCAATTTGTCGATTATTTCTTTGGCGATGCCCATTGGCCTATATTTTTCGTCGACCACAATGTCCTCTATATGACCGCACAATTTCGCATTGCGCATTATTTTTGGCTCAAAAATGATAGTTCCTGACCCAATAAACTCTATCTTAGTCAGACTAGTCTTTCTATAGCAAACATATATGTACCCACTGTTTGTTATGGCGGCCAAATTCGTCATAAACTTGTCGCGCGATATTTTCGGGGCTTCCGTCAACTGAGACAATAAAAATAAGTATTGCTCCATTATTTCGTCGAGCTGGCGACTATTCTGCTGTATTACGTGCCATAATGAACTATATTCTAAATCGCTCATTTATACCTATACTTTGGGGTTGGGTTTATATAATATCTAATATATTAGATATATTAGATATATTAGATATACAATGGCACTTTCAATAATAAATTCAATCAGTTCCCTTATTAAGACAAAAAAAAACACCCAGGTTGCACAACCCGTTCCAAATGAATGGTTTTCTTTCGACACGTCAACGTTTACCGGTACTTCTGTTAAAAATTTAGGAAGTAATGGAACGGCACAAAATGGAACGGTACTTTTCGCTACGCAAAATAATACATCAAAAGCAAAGGTTGGAAATGGATGTTTATATATAGTAAACAGTCCTCAAAGTTATTTTTATTATACTCCTCTAGCAGTTACAAACGGTACAGTTAGTATTGCTTTTTGGTATTATCCTGTAACTGCCGGTACTAACCAAACTATACTTTCATATCCATATAATGGAATATTAGCATTTAGTCAGACAAGTGGTAGTAATGCAATCATTCGGTGGTTTATGAGTGGAAATGGAACAGCAGCGGTTAATTCAACTGTCCCAGTTGGAGTATGGAGTCATATTGTATGGATTATGATTCCAAATGGGTCTGGGGGTACAATACATCGTATTTACATAAATGGTGTATATAATACTACAGATTCTAACGCTGCAACAACATACTTTACTGTGACTGTTCCAAAAACAGTCACTACTGGAGTTGGTACTGGTTGGTTGGGTATATCTATTAATAGTAATCCAAGTACTCTAAATGCATCCTTATATATAGACGATTACCGTTTATACAACAACTATGTATTAACAGCAACTGACATTGCATATTTGTATTCATTAAAATAATTATACTCTATACCTCATATAGAAATCGTCTTGGTATTTTGCGTATTCACCATGCCTACGTAACGCGTCTTGGTAATATTGCCAATTGTGGTATATACAATCGGTATATCGCGCATCGATTTGAATCTGGAATAGGATTTACATAGTACCGCGCCGTGTTTGATGATATGTCTCAATTCCTTTTTATCGACCCCATCCGGTACTATCGCCACGCAATGATTCGACGCATTGTTTTCTACGTGAAACCATAGATTCTTCGGGTTTCCCTGTGCCAGGTCAATCACCTCGAAATTCTCGTAGGCGTTGCATCCGATATGGAATACGACATATTCGTTGATTCCGTTAAACCAATGTCTATAAGTGTACATGTTAAAGTGGTTATTAACATATACTTTAGTATATTTTATATCAATTTTATACTTTATTCTGACCGCGTTTATTATACTTCTTCGCCCGTGTCTTGCGTATCCTTTTACCGCCCCGCTTAAACGGAATAGGTTGTATATCAAATCCCGATGGCATTTCATAATCTCTCACTAAATAGTTCGACGTACGGTCTTGGTATCGGTCGGCGGTCACCATAGCATCTATAATCGCCATTTCATCTTCCTGTGTGATGGGGTCCTTGAGTACATAATATTGCCATAAATCCGGATGTGTCTCCCGTATTTTCATCAAATACAGGTTTCGCGAATTATTATAAGCCACCCACCGAATATAATTATACATATCATGCTCCCCCGTGGGGTCGATTTTACGCGCCAATTGGTCCATTCGGTTCATCAATAATACCTCGTCCTCTGGAATCGCGTGCCTTATTTGTCCGGGTATTTCCACCTCATCAAATTCTGGAGGAAAACTGCGCGGGACAAGTTTCCCCGTGAATCCTGCGCGACTTTCTTTATGTGGCTTCATTTTCAACGTTTTTTGCACTTTATGTAATATGCGTTGTCGCCAATTCTTGGCCGCATCCGGCTCGACATGAACATACGTGGTTTCTTCGACGGGCATTACGCGACCTATATGATGCACTTTGGGTAAAATATATCCCGGGTCTTCAGCAAAGGGTATGTCCGTGTGATGCAGTACCTCACTAAACCGTCTTTTCGGTGGAAAATAATATGAACGTGAACTACGGATTTTCTTTACTGTTCCGCTTCGGGATGCTTCCGCTAAGTGCAATGTCTTCCGGTCGAGAGACGGCGACCGTCTTCGACGAGTAAATATACTCGAAAACAATCCATTTTGCCTCGACATTATACATTATATATCTAAATTATATTGCATTCGACTTATGGTTTACTAAGTAGGATTATCTGTCGGAATTTGCTCGATATATTTATATTACCCAACATAATGTCCCCCGTACACAACCGCCAATACAAATCCGTGACATGTAAATGGCTGTCGGCATATAATCGATACATATCCGGTTCGAAATCGTATTCGGTCTGCTCATTCAAATGTATCGCATAATAACTAAATAGAACGGCAATACAAATGTCTTTATTAGATACACGCGGATACGCCGTTTTTAGTAGGATGGCTATACTGAGTAGGGCTTCGCGCTCAAAGTCGGTGCAACATACATTCGAATTGGCCGTTCCGTAAAATCGCCCATATTCCTCTTCAACGAGTGTTCTAAATTTGGTTTCGACTTTGATGAATTCCTCCAATATTGCTACTCTGGTGGGGTCTATTGTACTGGCTTCTAAGCCGAGCAAAGATTTTTGTATAGGGGGCAAACGCACGGGTGATGCGATTTTAATCTTAGTCGCCTTTTTAGCCGGACTTTTAGGGACAATCTGCTCTACTACGGGTACGGGGGCGGTGGAAACTGCTATTCTCGGTGATTCTGCGGCAGAGGCAGATGAACCCGACTTATTCGATTTCCGGTATGTCCGCCTTCGTCTCCGACGCTCCGACGAACTTGGCATCAACGCGGCCGGTGGCGTACTAGGCCGTAAAGCTACGGTAGGAAGATTTGCGGGTGGAGAAGTATAATGCGCTGTACGTGTTCGATTTCCTATACTAATCTTGGGTAATTTGATGTTGAAAAAGCGGTCCATCTATATATTTATAAATAGATAGGTTTATGGCAGAATGATTATATAATGGCATATCCTTTCGTCGTCTTTTTCTTTTTACCCGTCGTCGACCCCTTCGTTTGAATACTACCATGAAACGCATGATGACAGTCTTCGCATACCGACATCAAGTTCGCCGGATGGTCTTTGTGAAATGTGCCAATATATCCGTTTTCATCTGCATCGGCCTGATGTTGTATATGATGTATTTCCGTACCCAGAGTGTCACCGCAGTTTTCGCATATACCGCGCACCTTTTTAGTATTATACGCCGTTTTAGGATGGGCTAAACTCGCCGGCGCAGGCTCCGGATGGTATTTGTTCCGTATTTCATATGCCTTTTCTAAGAATGTATCTGGCAAATAGAGGGATTTGCATACTTCGAGACCATACATCTTATTTCCCTGACCATCACGCATGACCCGGTCATATACCAAACATTCCCGCTCTCTATTATAGGTTACGGACATATGAGCAACGCGAATATGGGTCAATTCCCGCATTTCGTCATATCGGGTGATTTCGTGGAAATGGGTGGCGAAAATGAACGACGCCCCCTTTGCGTGCAGGTCGATTAACCCCGCCATAAAGAGACTGAGGGCGGATTCCGTCTCCGTTCCCGAGCACAATTCGTCGCCCAATATTAGACTATTTTTGTCCGACATTTTCAATATAATACGGAGTTCACTCATTTCCACGGCGAATGTGGAAAGTCCCTTGAATAAATCGTCATTCGAGAGAATCCTGGAAAAGATGGCGGTATATGGTTTGTATTCGAAATCGGTGCAGGGGACGAACATTCCCGCCTGCGCCATAATGACGGATATACCGAGTGCGCGGATGAGCGACGTTTTTCCCACCGCATTTGTCCCATACAATAAAATACCCCTTGGATTTTCCCCTAAAGTGACGTCATTTGGAACATATATTTCATTTTGTTGTATATGCTCAATGAGACAGTGACGCAGCTCGTGTGCGCGGACAAAGGATTGGTCGGCCACTGCATTAATCCGTGGTCGGCAATAATTGTATTTTCGCGCAATAAAGGTTTTTGTGAGCAAGACATCCAATTTAGCAATATATTCACTTGTTTTTTCCAATACATCAACATATTGGGTTTCCAGTTTTTCCAAGAAAACGCCGTATTCCTTTTCGACCCTATCATTCATTTGGTCGCAATATTTAGCAATATTCTTAGTCACCTCCCTCAATTGTATTATATCGATTTCTTCCGACGACCCCGTCGTTCTCAAGCCAATATCGCGAGAATGAATTGTAATACGGCTATTTACCTCGAACTGTTTGTTCGGAAATTTAGACAAATGTCGCCTCATTTTGCTCCCCCGCGTCTTGGTCATTTGAAGTGATATACCGGATTTGTCGGTTTGGTGGACCTTGATATATTCTGTCTCCGACCCCTCATTTTCCACCATAAACTTATTTAGGCATCTTTGAATATCCAATAAATCGCGTGAATTCAATTCGTAATTGAAAACGGCGGCGTCTAACTCCGGCGAAATCCCCATAGAAATGATATTCTCATCCATTTCGCGGATTTTCGACATTTGTTTGCACGCCTCTATATTTAGGGATTTTTCGATGAAATCGGCCATTTCGCACCCCCTCGAATGGACTCCCGAATCGTCTCCGTTTATCAACGGATATTCGGCCGATAATTTAGCGGAAATACTCCCGATTAGGCGAATGGATTGATATAGGGCATATATCGAAGAGGGATATATTTTCCGGATAATCAGTTGTCTCCCGATTTTGTCCAAATCGCGAATACCCCCCATATTTAGGCGTATTTGGTCGACCACTTCCGCCCCCATTCCCATACAATAATCTATCATATCATACTCCCGGGACAATTGGTCGACATTGGTCGTCGGATTTAGCAATACATCCTTGAATCGGCGTTTTCCCATGGGGGTCACCGCCCTATTTAGGAAGGATAAAACGGACGACAATTTACCGCAATTTTTCCCCATATCGGATTTATCATCGACGATGTTTAGCTGCGTGAGGGTGTGATTCGCCAATATCATATTATCCACCCCGGCGTCGAAATGGGGAAGAGAAACCCGTTTTACAATGTCGGGATTGTGCTCTTGGGCGAAATTTAGGAGAAAACACAGGGCCTGTGTGGCAATTACCTGCGTATTCAATTCGGCGCAGATTTGCAATACGTCGGCTCCGTAAAAATGGGAGAGTATATGATTCATATAAACCTGGCTACTACATTTAGCGACTTTTTCTAAGAGGGGGGTTTTCGGTCCCGTTGTATCAATATAATGGACTAAAACGGCGGGACCAATATTCGAGTATTGGACGACCGTACTCGCCACTTCTTGGGAAAAGGGGGATATGAAAATCACCTCACTGGGTTTATAGGTCGACACGACGCGCTCTAGTTCGTCGAATGTGGTCGCATTTATGTATAGGGGAACATGACATTCCTTGAGTGAAACTTTACCCGTAAAAATATTGATAATGGCAACGCCGAATACCAATGTATCGCGAATCCCCGATTTAGGCGCCATGTTCTTTTGCGATAGTGGGCGATATTGCTCGAACCATATACACATAATATGATTCGTCATTTGGCTGGAGAGCTCCGTATCATACGATATATAAGTGCCCGGTGAATGAATAGAATGGAATACGCGCTTAACGACGGCACCCGTTTGGTCTTTTTCTTGGTCAAACACGACGGCAGTATACCCCACATCGGTCAATATTTTCAGGTATTTTTCCAAGCTATAATCGCGGAATCCGGCCATCAAGACGCCGGCATTTTCCAAGGTGTGTTTCTTTTCGGCGATATTTAGATTACATACCGCCGAAAAATCGACAATGGGTGTTTTAGGCGAAATGTCCCCCGTTTCCATTTTTAAACCATAGATTTCATAAAATACGCCCACGAGCATTAATATTACCGTGCGCTCGCCATACATTTCGCGATATTCCGCCGTCAATTTGATATAATCGGTTATAATAGTGGTTTCGGATTTGGACCCCGACATATTCTTAGTATTTCACGTTATATAAGTACCCGAAAAATATTTATATTGTTTTTATATTGTATTTGACTCTATACAGGGTGCGCCAAAACGATACAAACAATATAGGATATATTTGTATCATAAAATGAAAATTGCGCGACTATTATTGGATTCGCCAAAAGCCATGGTTAATGTCGCACACAACGCGATGTCTAAGATTATACCGAATACTACGTATAAGACCGCACATAAAAATAGTATCATACAAAACCACGATTTACCGGGATGTACGCGATGTATATATTACAAACCCGTCGTCGGGTTCCCCTTTGTATCTGCGCTGAGCGAATGTACGAAATACGGCCTCAGGGACGCGGTGACGGACAAAATCACATATATTCAAGTCGGCTCATGTAGGGGGAACGAAAATCGATGCGGTAAAGAAGGCAAACATTTCGAAGAAGAGCCTTATCCGGGAATTATAAAAATAAGACATTTCACTAAATCGTATTGGTTTCTCTTTGTTTTATTGCCTATCAACATTTGGTGTATAAAAACGACATGCAATATAATAAATACCAATCGGGACAATTCCATCTGACCGTGTCGGATAGGCAATAATTCTTCCTCTTCTTATATAAAGATTCGCAATGTCATCCACCAGTCTAGATTTAGACATAAATAACTACAATATCAATGATATTGCGCGTGTCCTGCAACTCGATGTGAGACAGAACTATATCCGAAGTCAAGTCGAAGCCCGTGTCAAAGAAGTGCGCGACGAAATTATGCGGACCAGTGAAATCAAAAACGATTACAAAACCCAATTGGTCCGATTTTTCGACGAAATCAAAGAAATCTTCATATTTGCTAAATGTCGGGAGGACGCCCCCGCGACTATAATAAGCGCCATTTCGCCCGACCGTGTCCATTATCCGATTTCGACGGAGCCCCCGCCAAGAGAAGGCGAACTGGTCCCCCGTCGCATCAATGATTTCGTCTATACACAAAATAGCGAGTATTTTACGGGGACAATCAATCCCTTGGACAAACGGACCATCAAGAAATGCCTCACTATCGATAGTAACTTTAGGGAGAATTATTATAGCACCAAATCCCAAGATTTCGTCGTATCTTTGCCGACGCGACTCAATAAAGTCGTCTCAATGCAACTCAATTCTTTCGAATTCCCCGCCAGTTTCTATAATATATCGGCCTCCTATGGCAATAATTATTTGAATATGTCGGTTACATTTCAGGACCTTTCCTATAATAGGGGGGTCAGGACTACGTCGGCAACCATCGTGGTTCCCGATGGGAATTATAATGCAGTGGACCTGATTTCGACAATAAACCAAGAAGTGTCGGCCTATTCGGCGTCGAATAGTGACTCCGGGCTCGCCTATATATTCAAATACATCCGTTTATTGGTCGATTTAAATGCGGCCAATTCGGGCTCGGGAAAAGTGACGGTGACGCGAAGTTTGAATGACGGTGCAACTAATACAGACCGCGAATATCATGACTCTATACAAGACATTACGCTCGATTTCACACTCGACTCCGCCAAAGTATCTTCCGGTAATACAAACCTTTCGACTAAGATTGGATGGAATTTGGGATTCACCCGTCCTAAATATAGTGGGGCGACTACCTATCTATCCGATACTGCGATAAATCCATATACGATTCGCTATTTCTATCTCTCGATAAACGACTATAATAATAATGTCAATAATAACTTTATCACTATGGGAAATACGAATTTCCTAAATTCCTATATTATGGCGCGGGTCTCCGTGAAAAATGGCGCCTATTCTTTGTATAATGCCAATATGGGGGCATGTGACCTGTATTCGGAACCCCGGCGCTATTTCGGTCCCGTCGACATCAATAAACTCCATATACAAATCTATGACGACCGCGGTAGATTATTGGATTTGAATAATTCCAATTATTCATTCAGCTTAGTATTTGAGCTGATGTACGATTTATAGTGACGCCGTTTCGAACTGCACGACATGTTCTTTAT